AACTCGTATCAGCAGTCGTGATCACATGTGCTTGGGTGGCACTGAACAGTATCCCCGATTAAACAACAAGCACGGACCCAGAATATCTAAGCGTAAGAACCAGGACAAAGACACCGAAAAAACAGTTGACTGATAAATACAATTACTATATAATATAGTTATAGTTTAACACAAAGGGAGAAAACTATGTCAACAGCAATACAAACCTGGTATGCACTACACCCAGCATCAACTGAAAAGTTTATGGAGCATTTACCTGGCGATTGGTTTATAGAAGAGGATGGCAACACCTACTACTATGCAGTAGGTATAGCCCCAGACAATTATCTAACCATATCAGATAACCATGGACAAGTAGATATCTGTATGGTAGGTAATATAGATTATACACGCACAGTGTATAATTTAAACGAAATAAATATAGCCATACAAGAAATAAAAGAACTTTGTAGTTAAACCAAATAAACAAAAATAGCCCGCATAACAACGGGCTATCTTTTTGGCCGCTAAATATCTATAACGGAAATACATTCAGAAAAAACCAGAACAGAAAAGGATAGAAATGCACATAGTCTCAATGCCCATAGGTCAAATTAGACCATACCCCAACAACCCAAGAAAAAATGACCGCGCTGTAAAGACCGTGGCTGAAAGTCTAGAACAGTATGGATTCCAACAGCCCATAGTGGTAGACAAAGAACACGTGATCATAGTGGGTCATACTCGCTACCGTGCAGCACAGAGTTTGGGATTAAAAGATGTGCCAGTGTTAGTGGCTAAAGAACTAACTGAAAAGCAAGCACAGGCCTATCGCTTAATGGACAACCGTTCAAACGAAAACGCACGATGGGATGATGGTATGCTGTTGGAAGAGCTACAGACCATGCTGTCAGACATAACCATACAGGATGCCAGCTATCAATCTGGATTTACTGAAAGCGAACTCAACGCACTGTTCAGAGATGAAAGTGAAAAGATAGACGCATTACAAGGGCACTTAAACCCTACAACCTATAGTCAGACTGGCGATGTATGGACTCTGGGCAATCATCGTATCATCAACGGTGACTCAACTTTACCCAAAACTATAGCCCAGCTAATGGACAATGACACCGTGGACCTGGTATGGGAAGATGCACCATACGGTGTAACATACCGCAGTCCAAATGGTCTAAACAGCAGTCAAGCTGTAAATGATCTAAAAGATCATATCATAGCTAATGATACCTTAACACCCGAACAGTTAGATGTATTTCTACATGCGCACATGACAGCCATTGATCCTTATATCAAACCAGGTGTCACAGTGTATTGGTGCCATGACATCAGATTCAATCACCAATTCAAACAGGTGTTAGAAGCACACGGCATACACATTAGCGACACACTAATATGGCGTAAGAACAGACCATCAACCTTTTTAACAGACTATGCCAAATACTATGAACCAATTCTATATGGTTGGAAAAAAGGTGCTGAACACAGTTGGTATGGTAAAAACATGCAACCAAACGCATTCACCTTAGATGATTTAGAAAAGAAAACCAAAGAACAATTAATCAACATAATCAAAGGCATTGACACAAATTACATAGAAGTAAGTCGTGAACCATTAAAGACTACACGCTTACATCCAACCGTTAAACCCGTTAAACTAATTGAGTATCAGATCATAAACAGCACACAACCAGGGCAGGTGGTCTACGATGGATTCAGTGGTAGCGGGTCAACTCTAATAGCCTGTGAAGCAAGTGGACGACACGCTCGTTGCGTTGAGTTAGAACCCAAATTCGTTGATGTGACCATACGCCGCTGGCAAGAACTTACAGGCTTAGCGGCCGTTAGGTCAGATGGTGTCAAATGGAATGACTTAGCAAACCAGCCTGGATTAGATATCCAGAGTCTGGCCAATGCAAATTTAGCAGAGTTATTAAACCTGCCCGAGGAATAATATGGACAAGAAAGAATTACAACAAGAAATAGAACGTGCTGCCAGCACCCTATTAACAGATGATGAAATCTGTAAAAGCCTAAGTATTACATCAGACGAACTAGCCCGACACTATGACGTAGTGGAACGCACCCGTATCAAGTTAAAACAACGACTTAATGCCAAACGTATAAACGATGCAGCCACATCAGGTGATCCTACAGACCTAGTGGCCAGCATACCGCGCAACAACCGTGTTAAAGTCAGCTCAAGAGGCGGTGCTCGTCCAGGATCAGGACGCAAGCCAGGCACAACTAATAAGATATCAGCCACACAGATCTTGGCCAGTATAGAGTCAGAAACAGGATTAGAGTTTGGCACACTGTTGGCACAGGGCTATGCTGAAGCTATACAGACCAATGACCGTGCCACACGCTTGAAATACGAGCAAATGATTCTAAATAAAGTAGTAGCCGAAAAGGTAGAAGTGGACCTGGGCGAAAGCGAAAGCAGTCTGGAACGCAAACAGTCAGTATTCAGAGATGTCATGCTGGGATTAACTGGATCAATTGTTAAAGATAAATAATAATATTATGCCAATACCGGTAAAACCTTTAGGCCAACTGACTCGGTTAGCCCCAGACAACAAGCCTAAATCTCAGGGCAACGCCCAGACCCGACCACGAACCAGTGCCCCACACAGTATAGACAACTATGAACCACACAGTAAGTTCCAGGCTAATGTAAGCCAGAACTATCATAAGAACACAGTCACTGGATCAGCACGTCGAATGGACACTGGTGCTTCAGGCAACAGTCGAATCCAAAAACTAAACCCAAGCTCAGCTCCAGCCAGCGTAAGACGCTTTCCTGGACTATAAGGTAAACACACCATGGGCATGCCAACATCACGCAAGCAAGATCCAAACAATCCATACGATCCTACTGGGTTTGTAGGTGGATCAGTGCCAGGAACAACATTCAATGTTAACCAGCCACTCAATCAATTATCAACTCCAGGACAGTTTACAGGCCAATCTGGCATACAAGGACTTACAGTAGGATCAACTCCAACTACACAGTTCTTTGGACCTTCACCAACACAAAGTTTAACTACAACTAATACACCACAAACTACTGATGTTCAGTTCCAGGCAGGAGCAATGGGTCCAGGAGCTCCAATTCCACCAGGCACAGTCAATCAGTCAGCAGGTCAGAGCGCTGGTTCAGATGCACAATTAAGTCAGACTGGACCCGCAGGTTCTACGGCAACTAATACTTTTAATGCCGCTGGTTCACAAGGTCCTGGATATTATGATAACATGGGAAACTTTGCCGGAATTGACCAAGCACAACCAGCCACGGGCATAATGGCCCTGGCCCCACATTAATACAAAGATAAATAACATTATGCCCTTAATTAAATCCACAAGTAAACGAGCCTTTGGTGAGAACATTGCCCGAGAAAGATCAGCAGGTAAACCTATTAAACAAGCTGTGGCCATAGCTTACAGTGAACGGCGTGAAGCCGCACGAGGAAAGTCAGATCGGGAAACTAAGAGTGATACTGGTAAAGAAGCAGCCACTCAGAGTCACAGCAGTCATAGTTCAGCTCGCAGTGATCACTACCATAGTCGTGTAGTAGATGCATCAGCTGTAAGACCCAGCGAAACCAAAATGACCCGTAGTGAACACAGTATAAATAATATGGAAGACATGGACGAAAAAGGACACAAACTATAATGGNCAAGACCCGTGCTCGAGAACTTAAAGGAGTTGTCAGTTTAAACCCAACTCGAATGATTATGAAGCCGGGCAGTGAACAGGCTAGACGTGCAGTGACCACACAGCAATCCAAGCCAAAAAGGAAAACTAAATGAAGAATACAACCCTAAGCCGTAAACCCACAAATGATATGAAAAAGAATTCTGGATTCCAACCAGCTACTCGACGTAGCGATCAATCCGGAGACGGTGAAGATTTTGCCTTTAACGGACAGATGGGCAATGGTGTTAACCGTAATGCCAGTCGTGATTCGATATGTGTCAATCCCTACAACAGTCTAGTTAAGAATCCCGACCAGATCAACAAAGGTATGGGTCCAAGAACGGGCAACGCCAGTGACAGTCACAGTGCTCGTATGACCGAGATTGGTCCAAGTGTAACACGCGACCCCAACAGTTTAACAATAGCAACTGCCAATGAAGGACACAATGTAGGTCAGGCAACTGAAATGAAACGGTTCCCTAATCCTGACTCAATCTATATGTCACGAGGAAAAAATAATGGCAACACATTATATCCCACGTGGTGAACCCACAACCGTATCAGCTACAACAGCTTCAACAAAGACCTATGCCACAAGTTGCTGGTTATGCCAGTTACAGTGTAGACAATCAAGCTGGCGGTAATGTTGTTATAGTAAGCGTATTCCCAACCGTTGCATCAGATGGTGGTGCAGGCACTAGCTCCGGTAACATTGTTATATTACCTGGAACAACCAAAGTGATAGCTTCAAACTTCCCACCATTAACCCCCAGTAACGTAACTATATTGACCACTACCATAACAGGTATCAGCACAGTATATCTAACACCCATTGTTACAAGTCAAGGATAAGATATGGCAACTAAAAAACCCGCAGGCGGCCTTTGGATTGCAGAAGCAGTTAAAAAGCCAGGTGCATTACGAAAAGAACTAGGCGTTAAAAAGGGAGAAAAAATTCCAGCCCGAAAATTGGCCGCAGCTGCCAAGAAGCCTGGTAAGATGGGTCAACGTGCTAGACTAGCCGAGACTTTAAAAGGATTTAAGAAATGAAATACTCAGATAAAGTTTTAATAGAAAAAGAAACAGACAGTAAAAAACGCACTCCGGAGTCTATCCGTCGTAACCCACATGCTGTTGACAATGTCAATCAGACACAAGGTCCTCGTGTGGGCATGGCCAGTGCTCATGCAGGCAAGCGTGGTGTATTTCGTGAAGCCAAAACAGAACGTGAACCCTTAGCTGATATGGTTATGAATGCATTTGGTGCTCGTGGACGTGATGATAAAGAAAAAACAAAGCCAGGCTTAGAATCTATATCAGCAGACAGTAAGCGTAAGTTTAAAAAGTAATCCAGCGTCAGCAGGCTGGGATCGCCTGCATCAGATAGATCCCATAATTTAATTGAAAAGGAACAGCAATGAAAAAAGAAACCACAACCACAACCGCACTAGACACAGGTGCAATCGAGCCAGGATCAATGGCAAACACAGGCTTCGACTTAGAAGGCCTAATGACAGACTTCCCTACTGCCAATGAGTTAGAGAAGTTTGTATTCGACCAAACAGGTATAGTATTAAACCTAAAAGGTCGTAGCAACAAATTTAAATATCAAACAGCCTTAGATGTGCTCAACGGTTCAGTGCCAGACTTAACACTCTTGGGTTCAGAGAATCCTTATGTTGATCGCAATGACATAGTGCCCTTGGATCCACTGCGTCAATTACCACGCCAGCCCAGTGAAATACTTGGCCATGTTCCAGTAACGCAATTCCAATGTGGAGTATTCCCGCATCCAGACAAAGAATGGTCAGCACAGGGACAGAAGTGTGATGTAGTATTTCGCAAGTATATCAACAACATTATCACATACGAAGTTATCGGACCTATTGCCCAACGTGCTATAGGTATGCGTGTAAACAAGTATGGTAAGGATGTGCCCGAAAAATATGTATGGGTAGATCCACGCACCGGTGAACAGATCATACAGTCGGCCTCAGGACAACTATCACCTATTGGCACACGCTTACGTAATTTTATGAGCAAGCTAAAAATTGGTAATAAGACACAATGGGAAACCTGGATTGATCGTGACTTTGTTATCGGTGGAGACGCTGCACAAGCACTAGATAATCCTTGGTTATAACGTGCGCTCACCCGAAGAACACACTGCTGAAATAACACAAGTAGCTGACATCAAGATCTTGCAAAAGGTCAATGCGGCTCACCGTGAAGGCTTTGCAGTCAAATATCCTGGACAGATCGAGCATTGTCTGCGCCTGGTTATGGAACGACTACAGTTGGGCTTGGACAAACGCAACGGCGTAGATCCAGCCAATCCAGACACCTGGCGTTTAAGCACACAAGAGTTATCAGAACTTGTTCAGTGTGCTTATCAGCTTGATAGTATTCGTCGAGGATTCTAAATGCTCGACTCAGGTGTATTAATGCGTCGAGCAGTAAAGTATTGCTGTGACCAAAATCACATTGGTCTGGACACTATACATCTAATGCCGTCAGACCTAAAAGCACAGTTCGAAGATCTAGTTATAAGCACACGCGACGATATGGAGTTTAATCAACTGCGTTACTTTCGTCCGTTCGAACATCAACAACGCTTCTTTGAAACTGGACACAGTGATCGTCGTGGCATCTTGGCCGCTAACCGAATTGGTAAAACAGTATCAACCTGTTTCGAAACAGCCATGCACTTAACTGGACAGTATCCCACTTGGTGGACAGGCAAACGATTCGACAAACCTATAACAGCCATGGTAGCTGGTGAAGGTTGGAGTCAGGTAGCATTAGTATTACAAAATGAATTATTGGGCACACAAGATGTTAAGATCAGTGATCGTTTAGGCACTGGTGCTATACCACGCAACGCAATACGCTTTGAAACATTACGCAATGATGGTGCCAACTGTATTGGTGCCGAAATAAAACATGTGTCGGGTGGCTACAGTTATCTACTGTTTGCAAACTACACACAAGAAGTTCGACAGATGCAGGGTTTTAAACTTAACCTGGCAGTGTTCGATGAACAACCACCAGATGAATTCTTCAGTGAAATAGTAACTAGAACAGCTACCACACAAGGACAAGTGCTATGTTCGTTTACTCCCTTAAAAGGACTAAATGGATTAGTAAGCAA